TCTGACAATCAAGTGTGGTCGATGGATCAGCGAGTGCCTTAGTCACTTCACGCAGTTCAGACCAACTTGTGGTCTCAATTGGGGCTACCCCATTCACTACCTGACCAGATCGAACAAGGTCAGCATAACCACCGTCACGACCATCAGTCACGAACAACGGCTTGGGGAACTGAGCAGCGAAGGATGACTTGCCTGTGCCTGGGGCACCGTAGATGACGAGCAATTCCTTCTGATCCGTGTTGACTGCTTTTCGCAGCCTATCCAATACATTCTGTGCCATTGATGCTCCTGATGGGGTTAAGGAAAAACCGGGATGCCAGTCACCACTCTGGACATCCCGGACAGTTCTGCAACTGTGGAGCGAATGATACCAAAACCATTCGCTGTTTGTCAAGCACCGGTCTTTTGAGGCTTTTCCAAGGGCAGGACAATTGGATTTTCCAATCTGTCTGCTAGGAGAACTTCACGACCGGCGTGACACAGTGTGCCAAGGTTCTGCGCCTTCGTCTTAACCTTGACCACAGGTTCAATCGGTTGGTCGCCGTAGCGATACAACCACTTCGCCCGGCAGGCTGAGAATATAGCCTCTTGGCTGGGTGTTACCCCGAGTTCAGGCTTACCATCAGCCACTAACTGTCGCGGTTTGTACAATGTCGCAGCATTGCACTGATCGCTGCACAGCGGATGATACTCACAAAGTGATCCGTAGTTTAAGCAGGCTCTGAAGTTTCTTTGTGAGCAAGATTGACCACCTCCTCTCAAACGAGTTTGTTCCATCTGCGACTGCATCCAGTGTTCATTGTAGATGAACTCCAAAAGTTGCTTCTCATTTCGACGGAAAAACCTCCTCTGAAAGCGATCTGGGTACTGTTCGTACCACGACATCAATCGCCGCCCGTACAGTACTGGCGACTCTTTTTCATCACTAGGCACTTCCCTAGAAACCGGCCAGCCTGCGTATGTGCCGAGGTCGTTAATCTCAGCCACAGCAGCCTTAGTCAGTTTCTTTGGCTCAATTCCGGGCTTCTGGACCACATCCCATTCCAGTCCCGCATCACTGAATCCAGCAGCATATAGCACGAACTGGTACTGTGTGAGTTGTGGATTGGTCAGCAGTTCTGTCCAGTAGTCATTACTGACATACCCGGCAGTCTTCATGTCTGTTGCATGAATCTCTCCATTACGCTCAATAATGGAGTCGATGATTCCACCAATGTATCTCGGCTGCTGTGGTCGCAGGTCTTCTGGTAGATCGTCAGGCACAGGCAGTTCAATGCAGAACGGTACTTCGATCCCTCGAACCTTTATGTCTGCATCCTCACGCTCATACTTCATCCAGTAGCCGTACATGATAGCACGGGCAGTCTCTACGTCCCAATGATCGGCTCCTTCGTCTGCCTGCTTGTCGTAGAAGTCATTCAGCTTTGCTAGCGGAGTCATTCTTCTCTTTCACTTTTAGTACGGGTACACCGGCCTTTTCAGCACGGCGAATCATATCATCTGTTCCACGACCACCAGGAAACGCTACTACAATCTGCGGTCCAAAGTCATCCAACATCTGCTGATTACGGATATGTCCAGCAGCCTTACCATGTGTTACCCAGTCGGCAGGGTATTCGATGCATCGAACATCTCTAAGACTTGCCCAGAGTTTAGCTAGGTTATCAGCACCCCTCGCACCTCCCTGACAAATCTCCACAGAGACAGGAAACCCTTCAGGATTGTACCTGTCCATTACTGTGCAGAGATACTCAAAGTCAGAGAAGTCACGACCACCGCAGACAAGCACACGAAAGAGTCCCATCTCAACCTCCATCGCTCCGGGTATTGCTAATACTGCCAATCACAACACCATCAGGTAGTTGATACACCAACGGCACTAGAGGATCGCCGGTCCAACTAATCCCATCCCAAGTCAGCGGAGCAATCGACTGCACTGTCAGATCAAATTCCTGCTCCTCTTGCAATAGTTGCACCTCATCCTGTCTCAGCTTAGCATAGGCAGGCAGGACAATGTTAATCATCTGACTGTGGAACTGCGAGAGTCCTACACACCCAGGCTTGATGGGGAACACATCGACCACATAGTCAATCAGTTCTTTGTCCGTGTTCATTTCCCGTCATCCTCTCAAGGGTTTGTAGTAGCAACCAGAGATCAACCAAGCAATCCCTGTGGTCACTGTGTGCCAAAGACCAGCAAGCCAGTCTTGCCTGTTCTTTCTCTTCATCCGTGGTCTGGTTTGATCTGATGATCTGAATGTATGGACTTATCGCCCCATAGAACCAAACCATCAGAGTTTCTTCTTGAGTTCGTCCTTGCGGGCAATCGCCTTGTCCAGATCGTTGAATGGACCTTCAATGACATGCCCATTGACCACACAACTTAGTGATTCCGCACTTATCGAGGTAGGCACAACAAGAATCTGCTGGTAGGTTCGCCCTGGATCGATAACAACAATGTTCCAAGCTAGGACTACCTGTTTCTCCTGAACGACAGGCTTGCGGAACAGCCAGTCTAACAGACCAGACAACAGCCCCAGGGCCATGTATACTGTACAGATAGACACCATAAAGATGCCGAACTGACCTTCTGGACCAAGCGAGAGAAAAAAGTCGTAGAATCTGTCCACAGAACACCTCTCAAAATGCTCCCAAACCGCACAGAATCACGTAGGAAGCCGCCAAATGGGTCAGGACGTACTTTGAGTCATCCTGAGAATCTGAAGCCCGTATAGGGCATCCTAGAGCGTTGTGAGCATCCTTGGTAGGAGTCGAACCTACTGCCAACGACTTAGAAGGTCGTTGCTCTGTCCAGATGAGCTACAAGGATGTGAACGGATATGTCATCCCTGACACATCCGTGCTGAACACGCCATTACTGACGCATTCGTTACGACATCTACACGTGGTAGATACGCATGTTCTCTGGCGGGAGTCGAACCCACCACGAAGATGATTAGTCCACCCTCGCAGTATCCGGCTAGAGAACACCCAGCAGATTTCCGCCTATCGCGATTACCTATTCTCGTCAGAATAGGTAGGCTTCCCAACTGCTGGATTTGACTCCCCAAAGATGCACTCGGTCCTAAGCATGTTACTGCTCGTTACCGGTCGTGTGGGGAGTGCGTTTGCGAATGATACAAAGACTGGCTGGTGGTTGTCAAGTGAAGCCGAAGAGACGCCAGAACCAGTTCGGACTGATGTACTGCCCAGCACGCTGGAAGTCACTGATCGGAAAATCCAACCAAGGAAACCCGCCCAGTCTTGTCCGGACATATTGACCATCTTCAGAGACAGCCGCGACCACAACATCATCATAAGTGACAAATCCGTGTGAGTCCTTGCGTCTCAGTCGCCAGTGCTGACCAACCTGCGGTGTTGTGTTATCCATCAGGCAATCCCTCCATCGACTCGCCGGTACATCCCAACTGCTTGGTAGTCAGGTTCACAGGACGAATGATACTCAGTGTCTGCGATCTCGTCAAGCCTGACCACAGGGAAGTATCCGTTGAGGCGACTCTTACAACCTGTGGTCCCTCTGAGCAGTGACACCCGTACACCCAGGTTCGCCAAGTTCCGCCTCGCTCCGATCAGACGACCTGATGTAACCCGGTAGTGGTAGTCAGACCGCAGGTTGTCCTTCAGTTTGGTGTTTGCATTGCCCATGCTGTACATATCTGGACTACCCAGACAGGACAGAGAAGCAATCAAACCGTCAAGACAGTCTTCACAAGCAGCCTTCTGCTCATCGGACATCTCAGCAGGTGGTGTATCTTTGCAGGTCAGAGCATGAGCGATGCTAGACAGGGCTTCCATACTGGAATTGACCATGCAGGCTAACTCGAATGGTAGGTTAGCACCTGTCTCAGTGAGTTTACGATTTATGAACTCAACCTGCTCGTCAGAGAGCGGAGTGTACAGGTCAGCACCGTGAAGGTAGATGTCTCGATAGCCCAGCTTCACAGCAATGTCGATTGCCTGAAGCATTGAATCACGAGTATCAATCACAGGACCGAGCGTGAACAGTTCACCGTTACTAGCACGCTTCTGTGGATCAAAGAAGACCACAGAAGGACATTCAGATAGTAACGTGGTCCCGTCACGAAGTAGTTCATTTGCCCGTGTTGATGGGCAGAACTTGATAGTCCGAGGATCAAGGAACACCGACTGGTCGAACCTGACTGGATTGTCGTAGCCTGTCCAATAAGTGGGGAACAGGTGTGGGTTGATACCTACTGGTCTGTGACCACAGTTGACCGACAAGTTTGCCAATTTCTTGGTAAACACAATCTTCTCAACACTGTCCCAGGTTGCTGAAGGACCACCAAGCAGGATCACCAGGGGTTGATCGTGAATCCCTGAGCAGAGACCCACGAAACCGTCTGCATCTCGTTTGAAGCCGTCAGGCAAGAGGCGGTGAAAGATCACGGTTGTCCTTAGAGGGTGAGGTTGTTGAACCAATCTTCTAGATCGCTGGCCTCACGGGCCAGTAACATGCACTCATTGTAGGTCAGACTGGCAAAGACGGTTGTTGGATCACTGAATGCAAACCCAACAAAAGATTCAAGGCTGACATCCATCAGGCGTTCCCTCTCGATCTGATTCCTGCATTGTACATCTCTCTGAGCCAGCCGTATCGAGTTTCAGAGACTTGCCCAGACACAAGGAAACCGTGGTGTGATACTGCGGCAGTAGCACTAATGAACGGTGCTATGTGTGCTCCATCTGGTACAATCTTCCTGATGATAGCAGGCATCTCCGGAATGACAATGTACTGCTGCATGTGGTCACTCTGCAAATGGTACTCGATCTCGGCAGGTTGTGCAAGGCAAAGCCCTGCGTGACTGCTTTCCTGTCTTCAGGTTGAGCTTTCCTTCACCAGCGATCTCTCGACTGGCTACAGAACACTCACAGTCGAACAGACTGCACCTGAAGATAGGAACCCTGCTCTCGCCTGTCAAGGCTTCGCAAGGAGCACACTCAGCAAACCTGACCGGTTCGGTTGAGCGGTGTCTACAAGAGTACCGCGATTCTATGCAAGATGTTCGCCCGAAATCCAGAAGAACTGAAAAAAGGTTGCCATTACGTGAACAGGTGTACTGCTTGGTGAGGCTCTCAACTGTCCCCTGATCCGGAAACTCCATGATGACCACAGAGGCGGCATCCTTGATTGTAGACCACAGGGGGTGGTCAATCTTACCAATCACAACATCATAGGGTAGTCTGAAGTCAGGTACTGTGTCGACAGAGTAGGCAAACCCGTACTGCTCAAGGGATGCAGCCACGAAATCAATGCTCTGTGAGTCAACAGCAAGTATTCTCCAGTGCCTTGCAGATGTGGTCTGCATGAAGGAAAAGACAAGTTCACTTGTGGTCAGTTCCAAAATTCTCTCCAAATTGCTCGAACACTTTGCAAGTTTAAGTGGTACTGTTACAGACCCCACCACTCACAAGGAGACCGCAATGCACGAGAACATTCATCCAACCAGCATCAGTACCACCCCTCAGCCAGTCAATCGAGATTGGGTAGGCATCCTGTGCGTCTGCTGCTGCTTCATGCTTCTGACCATGTTCGCTGCTGCTGTATTTGCAGCACTTGAACTCTATCAAGCAGTAGCAGCGAACACCCACTCGAACAGGCAGTTACAGATCGCAGTCAATCAACTCTGCCTGACTAATGAGAAGGCGATTGCCCAGCAGGAAGGCCGGGAGCCACGGACACTGCCTTAGCCAGCGGACAGTCTTCACAGACCCTCACAGAATGATACAGGTCCGGATGCTTCTTGAGAAGCCCCTTACGCTGTAGTTCTGTTGCAACACAGGACTTACCTGTGGTTTCTGTGCAATCCATCGTGTAGACCACACCTGTGCCACCGCATCCGCACGTCTTCTTCTGAGGCTCTCCTGCACGGTAAGTGCAAGGATAGTCCTCAAACCAATCAACCCGAACTTCCTGAACCGCAGGGACAGTTGTTACTGTCTTCTGCGGTTTTTGTTTTGCTACTTCAGGACCATCACCCACATACCAGACTGCCTTGCCGGTGATCTCCTGTATCCGCAGAGCCTGCTGCTTATCGCTCTCCAGCATTGCAACAGGTCCGGTCGCATACTTCAGCACTGCATTGGCTTTGTGCTCAATGACAGACTCGCCTGTACGCTCCCCATCTGGGTGCATTATCAGTTCTGCCTGCACACCATGCCTAGCCAGCCATGCTTCAGTCTGTGGTCTCCACATCTCTCTGCGACCGGTGACGATCCTGATCTTGCTTCTCAAAGGCAGGCATTTGGGCTTAGCGGTATCCAACCACTTTGCGTAGTACTCGTCATCAGCGGTGTAATTAGGGCAGTCCTCACAGATCACCCCGTCCATATCCCACAGCATCTGACTGGAGTAGACACTGTTAGCAATGTTCCATTCCAGTACGTGTGGTCTGGGCAGTTCCCTGACAAAGTAGTCCACAGACTCTTTTGACTTAGTGTCATAGTATACCACGGCGTACTTAGGAGTCAGGTGACTGCTTTCAACCACCTTCTTTATTCTTGCTAGGCTCTGGCCCGAGCACGATGTGTCATCGATGACCACAGGGGTTTGGAACTGGTCTGTCTTCAATCTCCAACCGTGCCCTGCATCAACAATGTCCCCCTCAGACTCTCGGAGAACAAAGAGAGGCAGGTGAAGTAGTGTAGCTACAATTGTTGCAGGGGTTAGTCCCGAACGGGCTACACCGATGATGCAATCTGCCTTCCCGGAAAGCATAGAAGCAAGTTGTGCAGAATCCCGACTCAGATCAGTCAGGGACACCCACCGCTGAGCCGCAGGCTTTTCCTGATCCACCACCGCACCGCCTCGCTTGAGCAGGCAACGCTTCACACCACCGTAGGTCATATTCAGACCACAGGCATTACAAAACCCGGGCGTACCGTCTGGCTGTCCGGGTGCAAGCCACTTATCCCAACCACAGGCGTGTTTCATAGTGTGTAGAGCACCATTGTTGTTATTCCATCTGTCACTGTGATATCAACGATATCCAGACCATCTGGAGTGCAGTCAAAACCGCCAGCAGGGATAGAACCGAACATGATTGTACCACCGACACTGACATACACATAGTACGGATCGACCCCCCCATTAGTACACCTAATGGCAATGGAATCGCCGCCAGAACTATAGTCCCATCCCTCAGCTAAGTATGGAATCAGTGTAAGCCCTGTTGCAGTGACTGGGCCAGAGATGTCAGCAGTGAGTGTACGATACAGACTACCATCTGAACCGTCGATAATGCAAGGACAGCCATCAGGGAAACAGGCGTTCTCTACTTCACAAGGTTCAGGTGGGGGAGGTATAGTACAGGAATCCACTCGGAGTACAGAAACAGGCAGGTCAGCAACTCCGGGTGCTGTCAGTGTCGTTGTGTAATCGTCGTCTGCCCAGTTACCATCGTCGTACGGAACAACAATCGTTCCACTGTAATTCGAAACGGAGAGAGGACCTGTGCGAGCCTGCACAAAGGGCGAGATGGTGATCTCGTCCGTGTAAATGCTGTACTTCCACCGCAGTCTCCAGAGGAACCGTGAAGGGTCACACTCTTCCCCACACAGTAGGCCCCCTGCTGCCCGCATCAATGCACCTGTTGAATCCCTAAGCTCATAGAACACATCTGTAAGAGGCCACTCAGGGAACGGTGTGTGCGGATCAGGACAAACCTCAATAGTGTAGGTTACACCAGAAAGAGTGAACGTAACAGGCGACAGATACCATGTGTTCGGGTCTAGTCCTGTAACACGATGAAACACTGGTGGAACATAGTTACCGCTGCCGTCTACGGTAGAATAGAGTTCCAAGTTAAGAGCTATTGTTCCGTCTGACTGAATCCCCCAAAAGATACTGAATGATGGTAGACCACAGGGACTACCGTTACTTGCATAACCGCAGACGTTGTTGTGCGGATATGGCGAGGAAACATAACCGCAGATGTCATCGGGGTCTGTGTTTCTAGCATATGCAGGCAGCTTTCTCACCCACGTGCTGACTTCTAGTGTAACGCAGCAGATGTCGACTGTACCGTCAGCACACGTGTATGCTTTGGCTTCACAGCAGCAGTTCTTATTGTTCCAGCCAGCCATGTAGCACCTTTAAGGGCAAGAGAGACCTGTCATGAACCATTTGCAGCCGTTGATGTCGTGGTCAGCGTACCTACGCATGAATACAGCAACACCCATCCTACCAACGACCTCGCCACCAGACAAACCGTCAAGAGCAACGTATTGCCCAAACGGTGTCTCCATGTCCCAGACAGTGATGCCTGTACGCGGACAGACTGGCTTAGTCGAGTAGTACATATCACCTACCACATAGCCAGAGGCTGGGTAGGCACTGGTGACATAGAAGCCCATTGTCTTGACTTCGCAGGGGGGCCAGCGGCAACTGTCAATCGATAGACCGCTCAGAATGACGCTATCGAAACCACTGACACCACCAGCATCACCACCACCGCCAGCACCGGAATTGCTCTCACCGTCTTTAGGCTCGACAACCTTAGCACCGGGATACATCGGCTCAGACGGTCCTGTGGTCAATGAGAACCTAGGAGCCTCATTGAATGTGACCTTGACTGAATCGAAGGTATTGGTATTGACCGTTATTGAGTCCTGATCGACCACAGTAACTCCGCCCATCCAAGGCCAGAGCGGATAGCCCTGAGCAATTGTCTGGATTGAATACCGTGTGGTAGGTATAGCGTACTTGGCAAAGAAAGCGTCTGCAAAGTTCTGACTATCAACATGATTCCTGATCCAAGGAATCTTGACAGTCAATGACTTACTAACACCGTACAGAGCAACACTAGCTGCATCTTCTGCATGGTAGTTCCAGACATAGAAGCCAGCAGTCGATGGAGCACCATAGACATACCCACCAGTCAGGATCAGTCTGTTGTACATCAGACTACGATCTGTGGTGTAGGAGTAATTGCAGTTTACCCCTTCTTGGTAGGTATGCTGTGAACTGGTTTCCTTGGGCTTGAAGAAGAACTTGTTATCTGCCGTAATGCCGTAAGAGTAGTCACCAGCAGCCTCAGCAACGGTTCTAAGAACCTGATTGAGAGACTCACCGCCACGAAAGGTCATACTGGCGAATGAGTCCGCATCAGTCGGTGCATCAATGACATCCAGCAGGATGGTTGCACCGTTGCCCCAAGGCAGCAGGTAATCGTTGTAAAGTTTCTCAACAAGTTGCTGAAGGTTGGTGATGTTGGTGTAGACCTGCGTTGCATAGTCTGGATCGTTAGTGAAGTAGTCATAACGACCGAAGGTCTTAGCACCCTCATCCCACCAAGGGTTGCCGCCAACTTGAATCTCAGTCAACACTGACCACAGTGAGAAGAGTCGTAGGCTGATACCGCCGTCAGGCGAGTTGACAGCGACTTCTTCAATACGACCTTTGTACCAGACATCGGTTGAGTTGTACTTGCAGACGATCCACTGACCGACTGTAGGAATAGTATCATCTGTGGTCAGATCGAGTGTGATTGAGCCGCCACCAAGACCCGCCTGACGCAGCCAATCAAACTCACAATGCTGAACCTTATCGATGTCCTGACTGATGTCACAAAGAGTACTCAGTAGGGTTGAGGCATCAGTGTCATAGAGTTCGATGATCCTTTTGTATTCAGATTCATCAAAGTCAAATAGAGCCATTGTTAAGCCCCCGGTCCTGTAGTGTAGATGACTGGATCAAGGATAATCATTTGCAGGCTCATGGTGAAGATTTTGTTTGCATAGGCAGAGTCACCAATGTCAGTCTGCAAACTTGCCTTGAAGCATTGCTTGTACTTGCGATAGGTATTTGTACCTGAATCGTAGTACATGAATAGTTCATGCTCTTGTGTAGGCTCAGTTGGATTGAGAAACTCAAGCAGGTCTCGATGCAAGTCGAGCATCTGAAGTTCAGTAATCAGAGTAGTCTCAGTTGACACCAAATGCTTACCATACAAGCCGGTGATACTGATCTGCTTATGAGCATGTCTGTTGCCTCTGACAGCATTACCACCAACCTTGGCTGGCATCTCCTCAACCCTACCCCTGAAATCGTCTAGGAGAGGGAATGCTGTGATCGGCTGGGGCAGGAAGAACAATTGACCACTGTTGACGGTTGTGGTCCGTGTGGTGCCACTGGGAGGCGTATACGACGTACCAGAACGCCAGAGAGCAGGTGCGAATGAAAAAGCCATCTCAACTCCAAGAAAAAGGCCAGAGTAAGCCGAAGCCTACTCTGGCACGAATGATACTGGACCACAGGGTAGCTGTCAATTACCGCTGAGCATTGCCACTGCCCGCTGATTCTGCTGGTAGGCAGCAGCAGCCGCCATCACAGCATTCGGTGTCGTGTTGTTCATGTTGAATGTCAACGACATGCCTGAATTCGGTGGTGGGGTAGGTGCTGGGTTGGAAGGAGCACCTGGAGCACCTTGACCGCCAGCACCAGCAGGAGGTTGTGGAGCACCCGGAGCACCCAAACCAGGAACCTGCATTGGAGCCTGCAACGGCTGATTCGCAATCTGGATTCGCATATCAAGAATCGCCTGCAAAGCAGCACGATACTTTTCAATAGCCTGAAGATCATCAGCACTTGTCATTGGAGTCTTGCTGATGAGTTCCTTCTTTTTGAGAAGTTCGTCGTGTTTCTCTTTAACATCATCCAGACGATTCATCTCTTGAACCATATCAGCAGCTATATCCTGAACACGATCATGGGACTCTTCCTGAGCCTGTTTGTTATATTCCAATTTAAGGTCATTGACTTCTTTGATCCTCTCGGTAAGTTCTTCCCACTCGCGTAGAGCTTGCTTACCTTGCTGCACAGAATCCTTCTGATTGAGATTACCAACCTTGGCGTCAGCCATTTCTTTCAAAGTCTTCAGGGCCTTATCTAACGCCTCTTGTGCGTCGTCGTACATCTCTTTTGCTTTTTCAGGATCACCCCAATCACCACCGCCGAACTGGATACCTTCCGCTTCTTCAAGCAGGTCTTCGACCTTCTTCTTCTGCACAACTTCCATAGCATCGAGGTTGGCCTTCTTGGCCTCTTCAGCAATCTTCTTGGCAGATTCAATGGCACGCTTTTCATTCGCTTCAATGCGAGCAATCTCAGCATCGGCTTGTGCCTGCATGTTACTAAGCCAGTTCTGCTTAGCAGCATCGATATTGGCTGAGTTGCCCTTATTGTTGAACTTGTCAATCTGTGCCTGCTTCTCTGCCCACTTACGATGGCTATCCATCTGACTAGCAACAGCCTCTTTTGCAGAGTCTGCTTTGGCCTTTTCAGCCTTAGCAGTCTCAGAAGCCTCCATATCCAGAATGGTATTCTGGAGACCCAGTTTCTGCTTAGCGAACTCATCTTCCCGTGCCGATGCTGCCTTACGGATAGCATCTTCACGATTCTGCTCAGTCTTCAGTAGTTGCTCAGCAGTAGCAAGAGTCTGCTGGACTGTCCTAAGTTCTTCTTCACGAGCCTTGACCACATCCTTGGACTGTTCGATTTCTCGGTCGAGCATGGCAAGGGTTTCTTGCTTAACCCATTCCATTGCTTCCTTGCGGAAACTGGCCTCCTCAACAGGTTTGAGTTGCTCTAACAAGTTCTTCACTTCGTCTGTGGTCTTTGCGACAGCACTGCCGAAGTTCTCTGCCTTTTCTTGAACAACCTCAAACGCTTTAGCGTTCTTAACCAGCTCGTCGGCAGTAAAGCCGGGCTTCTGATCTTCAATGCGACCCTTCAACTTACTGATCTGATTCTCAAGCTCGGCTTTCCTTCGCTCAAGTTCCTTCTTCTCGTTCACGGTGATTGGCAGAAGGTCTTCTTCCATCGCCTTCTCGACACCGCGTAACTCTTTCTGCCTATTTTTCAACTCAGTTACAAGTTCGATAGTACGCTCATAGGCGAACTGTCGCTCTCTTTGACCAGTAAGTATCTCTTTCTTTTCCTTGATCTCATCTTGCAGCCCGGCTAGTGTCTTACTTGCTGGAGAAAACTTAGCCTCATCCTCTTTTTTCTGGTCTTCTCTGTCCAGTTGCTCTTTCTTCAACCGAAGCAGATGTTCTTCATACCTGACCTGTTCTTTAGTCTTCCACAAAGCACCATCGTAGGCTTCGTTGAGTTTCTCAAACACACCAAGGTGGTCAGCAAGTTGCAGAGTAGCCACACCAATCAGACCACCGATAGCAACCCAACTACTGGTTACCTTGGTCAGCAAGAAGGCGATGTTGTTACCAGCACCACGCAGACCAGCGTACATGGCATCTTCGATACCCTGCTGAACCTGGAAGATTGCAGAAACACCTCTGGCACCGTTAGCCATTGATTGGCTAGTTATTGCTTCCGCTTTATACCCAGCCTCAGTTGCATACTGAATGCGTGCCCTTGCGAGTTTCTGGTACTCTCTAAGTTGATCCTCAAGTTCTTTCTTAGTTAGCGTAGTCACTCTTGCTTCGATCTCAGCTAACTTCTGAGCATTGATAATCTCAGCCTGCTCGATCCGTGACAGCACACCCTTGTGGTCATCAAATCGAATCTTCCTTGCCTCAGAATCTTCTTGCGAACGTCTCCGGATATTGTCAATGCGTTCTTTGGTATACTTGTTATCAGCATCGGTGAGGTCTTTCAACCCCTTATTTGCCGCTCCCCCTAAGTCCTTCTCAATCTTTGAAGCAAGGGAGGCAATCGCCTTCTCGGCCTTCTCCAGCCGTAGAGTCAGTTCATACTCAAACTTCTTACTCATCTAAGCCTCTCCAGCTAAAAAGAAAACCCGGTATGCCCGACTGGACATACCGGGCGGGAGAACCGAAGTATACTACACACGAGTGATGGTTGGGGCACGAACCTTACCGCGTCCAGAGAACGAGATCATGTTCTTGTCTTCGCCTTCCGAGCAGTCCACCTTCTCAATGAACACATCCGGGAAGGTAATCTTTTCATCGTTGCCGTTCGTGGTGTTTGGATCGGCAACAGTGAATTCGATATCAAGACAGTAAGCCCCATCCTCAGTCGACGTGAAGTACGACCCCGGATTAGACAGAATTTCGTAGACAGACACAGCATCGCCAGAGTTGGCGGTCTTAGAGATAAGCTGATACCAAGCGGCATCGAAGCTAACCGTAAAACCGACAGTGTTACCTTCTCGTCTGTGGTCAACCGAACCACGACAAAGGACTTCAACCATTGTGCGTGATTCAGACCACTTCAGATTACCGGAGCAAGCTACAGTACAAGACTTCGGTGTAGCCGATCCGTCCTTAATCACAAGAGACCCGTTTTGAATGTTACGGGCTACGTTAGTGACAGTAGGCATTATGCAAACCCCATTTCTTTTGCAAGAGTGACCACAGCCTGTTCGGCTGCATCAAAAAATCCGTGAGGCTGGATGGTCCGTGTTCTGGCGTAGCGTCTGGTCCCGCCATCCATCCACATCAGAACTCCATCTCTGCCTTCGGAACGTGGAGCGTATAGCTGACCTACGGTCGCTGCCCCTTCTGTTTTTCGACCCTGATTCCCTGTAACGTCTGCTTCCTGAGTGCCACCAGAATTCAAACGCTCAACAAAACCAAGATCATTCCTGACCAAGACTGTGACACCTGTTTTGAATTTAGATGCCACACCTGTTCCACCCCGTTTGGCCTCGGGGTCGTTAGAACCTCTGACCGACATAGAAGCCTGTGTATCCGCAACATGCAGGAGCTTAAATCGAATAAGCCCATCGAGTGCCGTTGCAAATGACTCATGCAGGTGTCCGTCTTCGACAGGAGCCTCCCTGTCAACTACGCTAAAGAAGGTATCTGTCAGTTCTCCGGCAGCGTCCCAAAGGAACTCCATCAAGTCCGAGTTGATCTCTTCTTTGCTGTATTTGACAGTCATCACACTGCTCCTAGATGACTTGCCCTAACTCGACATGCGGCGGTATTGGCTTTCAAGTAGATGGTTGCTCCCGGTTCAAGAAAGAAGACCGCAGAAAAGCCAGCCTTCAACCTGATACCGTAAACGCCTGTTGAGAAGCCGACCTGCACGTAATTAGTTGCGTCCGTGTTTTCGAGTTTAACCCAACCATTCACGGAAATGTCCGTAAACGTGATTGACTCCTCTGTGGTCCCGATGGAGTGAAACCTGTCATCAGAACCGTAAGAAGTCAGCCACGTGTGGTCAATGTTTGTAATGCCTGGGTTAGCAGCAGAACTAGAGGACCAACCACCTTGAATTCGAATTGTAGCCATTGTTCACCTTAACTAAGAAGAACACGAGCACGACCCGAAATCAGGACGTTATCGCCGTTCGTGAGATCGCGGAGTGTCCAGATGTGCCACTGATCTTGAGGCAGTTCAGTGACAGAGCCTGTAAGGTCAGTAGTTACAGGGAAACTGATTTGATTGTCATCAGCACCGCTTACCGTGATGTCCGAGTCAGCAACTGTCAGGAGTTCTGTGCCCTCATAGTCCACAAAGCGAACAGAGAGGGTACGACCTGACAGGTCAACAGGTTCAAACACATCAGCATTGCGAGACGTGACTGCAATAGGCCCAACAACCGTACCGTCTTCATTCTTGTAGAACGTCAGGTTCAGGTCATAGACCCTAGCAGGCATCGTGGCATTGAGCGGGTAGACAGCAATCGTAGTAGTCCCACCACCTCCACCGCCGCTTGGAGCATTCTCCAGTGCGTTTGTGGTGTACTGGTAGACCAAACCATCCTGAACCAACATGCCAGACAGTCTGTCGGTTACTACCTTAATGGCAGCAACCTCAGCATCAACGTAGTCATCAATCGCATCAAGTTTCGAGTTGACTGTGACAAAGGATGCTGCAATGTCAGAAGCATCGGCTGGATCAGCAGGCAGGTTGTCTGTCTTTGCCTTAATGGCTGCCACTTCGGTATCAACATAGTCATCGAGCGTATCGACCTTTGTGGTCAGCGATACAATTGAAGACGCTGTAGCAAGTCCAGAAGTAGCCGCAGTGATTGCTGCCTCAACAGCAGACTGGTCAGCAGGATCAGACGGAAGGTTGTCCGTCTTGGTCTTGATTGCAAGCGTTCTGTAAAGAGCCTCCCCAGTAGACCCTGCTGCAATGTGGCTAGAAACAAGATCATCCCACACGTAGTCTGCAACTGACTCTGGAATAGTCTCAACTGTAGAACTGAACGTGCTGGTTGTTAAAAGACCTGCCTGCTGCTCAGCAATTGTAGGCCGCTCATAAGCCCAGAACGTAGCTGTGGTCAGTGTTAAAGTGACCACATATACAGCATTGTTGTCCCCACCTGTTACAGTAATCAGGTATGTGCCTGCTGCTCTGTCAGTTTGTGTGAAACTGAAAACACCGTCTCGATTAGTTGCTTCTGTTGCAGAAGGGGTATCAAGGATAGTATCTGAACCGTCATCCGCGAACAGTCTGACCACAGGGGTTGAGCCTGTGAGGAATGGAAATAGAATTGTTTGAGTAGCCATTAGGACAGTACCCTTTCCGCCTGTTCGGGTGTGAGCAGCCCACCTGTTTGTAGTTCCGCCACTGACGCGGCAAAGGTCTCCCATGCAATCGGTGCGATTGCCGAGAACAGCCTGCGAGCCAGCCGAGGGGCATGAGCTTCAATGACATCCTGCTCCGGCTCAGTGAACCGCTCCAGAGCTTCTAGAGGAGTCAATTCTTTCGGCTTTGGTGGATTAGCTTGCAGTCCAGTTAGGATTGCTGTCAGTTCGTTTTCTGCCGCATCTCGGACAGTGATACCGGTTCCGTCAATAATTGCCTGAGCACTACACTCAAATACCAGATGCGGTGGTGATGCTTCTAGATTCAATCGAACCTTATCAACTGTACCGTCACCATCAACATCACAAGAGACCCATGCCGATACATCGAACTGCTCTGTCATAGGGAGAAACGCAGGTCTAGCCAGATTACGAATCTGTTCAATCATGCTGCTAACCTCCGTCCAACAATAGTGGACGTGTTGAGTAGTTTGATAATGTTCGCTGTGGCGGTTGCGTCCATCATCTGGAACTTAATCGTCCCTGCTGTCGTGACATTCAAATTCCAGGTGATCGCAAAGCAAATGTCATTCGACCCTGGAGAACGGCTGGCTCCGGAGACAATCGTCGGCGAGCCGGTTGTGATCGTGCAGTTTCCGGTCACCGCAGCGGAGAAGTGCCCGCCCGCTGGCCAGCCTGTTGTGCCGCTGATGACCGCTGTGCCCATCGCCAATCGTACACCGGTTTGGGCACCCGTCGACGCCTTCTGCACATTGATGATGGCGTTGATCTGCCACAGGCCCGTCGAAGGGATTGTGATCTGCAAGTCGGCTGGTTCGATTGTGTATGACGCACTGGTTCCGTTGTAATCGACGCTCGACGATTGCTTGTAACAAATCGTCTCGACCACATCGATTCCGTTGCCGATCTTCGTGCGGTCAATGGCTGATGGCAGGTCGCCGGCTGCGATTACTGCATCGACCCACGCCGTTCCGTTGTACCGCAGATACTCACCAGAAGCCGCTGCCGTGATGGTCACATCGGATAGCCCATCTAGGCTACTGGCTCCTCCCGGAAGGTCTGTCAGGTTAGCTCCCGAAACGGCAGGCAACGCCCCTGAGCCGTTCAGTTGGACCAAGTTGTTTGCACTGGTTCCGACTCGCAGGATGGAAAGCGTGTCGTCGGCAGTGAAGGTGGGCACCTCCACCCCGCTCGACCAGTCCCACGCAGCCAATTCTGCCAATGTTGCATCCGCATCTTGCTTACCCGACAGATTAACAAAAGGCATTATTTCTCCTTGTCGAGTTGAGCTTCTAATTCAGCAATACGCCTCTTCAATGCGACCACATCTGAGTGCTCCATGCCAAACCCGGTAAAATGGGTTGCCAGCATGCCACCAACAAAGGCAGATGCAATGAAGAAGATGTATACCCCACCATTGCTGTGCATTGCATCAGCAACGTGCTGGGATAAGGTCGACTGGAGTCCCCAGCCTATGAATACACCAGCATCTACCAATCCAATGACTGCTATTGTAACAGCCAATGTCAGGATCAATGCTCCCCACAGTTTGTTAGTCTGCATCAGGGTCTCCTAGTGTAAACCTTAGTGACCACACCGTCTGTCGTGTAGTCAAAAATCTCATAGATCAGGTTGTCAAATACAACCCTTGTGGTCGTCAGTGGTGGATTTTCTGGGTATTCGGCAGTTAGAAAGGCGAATTCTCGTGTGTGTCCTTCTTTAGCCTTTACCTCTGGTCCAACCAGTGACTTGATTGTAACACCGGTATATGTTCTGGTGATCGACGCTCCTGCGGTGGTGAAATCTATTGTTTGAGCACCCTGGAGTCGCACCTCTACATCTTGACCGTTGTATACAAAAGCCATAGCCCTATTGAAGCCGCGTGTTATCATTCACCCACTCCACAAGAGATACTGGCTGTGCTTCTGTCAAGTAGAAGCCGAAATCACCACGCAGTTCTGGATTAGCCAGTAGGTTGCTGAAGTAGGCATGTAGTTCTCGAATCTCTCTGATAGAGTTAGAGAAGTACACTCTGTGCCCGGTAGGTCCGAACTCTTCGTAATCTACTGCTGATTCTACTCCGTTGCCGTGAAGCAGGTTGAACAACTTTAGTGTGAGCTTGTTCAAGAACGAGTGAATCTGCTCCTCCGTAATCGGAGTACCATCACCCATCTGACTGAGCGAGTTGACTATAGGCATCAGCGTACTCCTGCAAAGACTGCTTCTTCTGACTGACGTATGACCTCATACGCCATCAAGTGACTGACCCAATTTTCATCGAGATCATAGAACTGCTCAAAATGCTCGACGAGTTCCTTCGGTGATCCCATCCGTTCGATAATCCGAAGAATGTAATACTCCTCTGAGCGAGCGTAGTGCTGACCATTCTCATCCACCAGGATGCTGCTCTGCTCACCAGAGCGTACACCTGATGGCTTAACTAGAAAGTCCGCTTGGCCTCATCAATGTCGACAGCGAGTTCAGTCTTCTCACCTTCATCCAAGATCAGTGTGATCTCGGCTTCAGTAAGACCTGTGGTCTCATCTGTCAGGTCACTATAGACCACATCGAGATACTGCCGCCATGCTTCAGGGTCTTCCTTGTAACTCTGTGTTGGCTTATCAGGGCCAACGCTAAAGGAAGAATCGTGTGAAGTGTAGGCCAGAATCTTGGCTGCTGTGTATCGCTTTGAAAGCAGCGATAGTGCTTCCCGGTATGCCGGGTCTTTGTCATCTTCTTGGAACACTACCTTGCGGTTCTTACCTTCACCTTCGTAAAGGAAGATACCGGGCTTGGTCTCAACAGCCTTGCGAGGCGGTTCAGGCCAAGGCAGCACATCATTACGCAAACGCTCGATGTACTTAGGCGGCAGTGGTCCGACCACAAGACTGATAGCTTCTTCACCACGATAGAAGGTTACAGTGCGAGTGTTCTTTTTCGAAAGGGTCTTGTTACCAATCTTCAGTGACATTCAGTTCTCCCCAGAACTAGACAAAAATAGGGGCCACGAGCCACAGCCCGTGACCCCTTAACTCAGTTACTACTAAGCTCCGTCAACCTTGGTGACGTAGACCGAATCGACTGCCGACAGACCACCGTAGTAGCTTGCCTTGACCGAGAAGATCACGTCCTGATTGAACGCAGACTCGCTGTCACGACCCTGCACAGCGGTTCGCAGAGGCCAAATTTCAGTCCAGATGAACTGCTTGTTGAAGTCGCCGATGTAGTAATCATCGCCGTTGACTTCATCAATGAACGGGCTGGAGACCACACGGGTCACAAAGCCTGCCACCGGCTGAGCATACTGGAAATGAACACCGCCCGAAGAACTCGGCTCGTATCCAACCTGAGAAGGATAGACGATGGTGTTAGCCGTAGCACGCTTGCCTTCTGGCACAAGCAGGGTCAGGTTGCTGTTGATGCCGCCAATCGGACGGGCAGTGCCGTCGATACGGTCATCGGTAACCTGCGTTGCTCGGTACTTACGAACCAGGTCGAGGTCAGTCCAGTCAACCAGCGGCGATGCCGAGTTGTAGTTCGTAACCCCACCCGAACCGATGTAGTTCAGGTTGCTACCATCGGTGTTGTACAGGGTCTCTCCCGTACCACTTGGACGATAGACATAGACACTAGAACCAGCATCAGCATCAATCAGCAGGCGAATCTTACGCCGTTCCTGCTCATTCTTGAGAGCCTGTCCCAAGAGTGCTGCACGCCGGTAGCACTCACCGGTCTGATCGAAGATCATCAGTTCTTCGGTGAGACGCAGGATGCGACCACGCTTCGTTTCCGAAGTGGTCACGTACTTCTCACTGAAGTCGGTTTCTGGGTAGGGGTGACCTTCCAGAACTTCATCATCAGGAGCAGCAATGTGGGTCAGCCCTGCCAGCCGCTGATTACGCAGCTTCTGGTTAGGCATCATGGTCATCAGCGTGTCGGCAACGCTGGGCACTGCCTCATAGGCATCGATCATCTTCGAGGCGATGAGTGTCGATGTCAGAGTTGCAAATGCCTGCGACCGAACAGCCAAGTTGGATTCGGTGAAGACCCGAGCATTGACCTGATGAGGCTCAAGACCTTCGTGGTCCACAAATCGCACTTCTTCTGCGACCCGCTTCCACGATCCGGCTTCATCGTTAGGATCAATGGCACCGAGCCACAGACCAAGCTGACGGAAGCTAGGCACAGCGTGCTCAGCCTTCAGCTTACCCGATTTAAGACCTTCGGTCAGAGTGATGAAGACGTTCTTATAGCCTTCAGCGACCGGACGATCTTTGGTGAGTCCAGTGAAGAACTCTTGGTTAAGACGTACCACGTTAATCTCCTATTAGCTACCGAAGGCTGCGTTAGCGTTGGCACTAGCCGTATGACGGGCAGAACCGAACGTACACTGAATGCGAGTGGCACTAGAGCCGACACCAACGTGGCATCGACCAATTGCGGCTGCTGCGGCACACTCGACAACCTTCTGGTTTTCAAGTGCGTTACCAGATGCCTTGGCAGGTCCAATCAGACCACCGGTCAGAACAGCATCAGCCGCCTGATCGTATTCCCAGACACCTGCGGGATTCACATCAATTGCAATTGTGGTCGCAGCGTCACCGCTTGCACGACCTTCAGCAGCGATACCAACAAACACGTTGTTGAACGCGGCCTGAGTAGTTGCGATATTCGTGTCCCAGGTAAACGATGCCGCTGGTTTAACGTCATCGGTATCCAGGAACATCATATCACCCTTGGTGACCACAGTAGACGAATCTACCGGGTAGTCCTTCAGGGTCGCAGGACCGAGGCGATGAATAGCACGAGCCATTGAAATCTCCTATTAGCCGACAAACTTGTCGAGGTATGCAAGAGGATCAAATGCCTCTGCCTTTGTTTCAGTCTTGACCGTCCGTTCCGGAGAACGAACAGTCCCAGTGGCTACCGATCCACCACGACTCACAGCAGCCTTGCGATCTTCGATCAAAGGCGTACGTGCATCCGGTGAAGCGTTGAGGAGCATAGCCATGAACTGTTCACTAACGACCACAGGGTCGCTAAGGTCCAGTCCTGCTTCTTCCAGCAACTTCTTGACGGCAGTCTCGTCGGCGAGCTTCTGCTCAGCCTTTACATAGCTCTCAAGTCTGGGCTTGATGTCAGCAACTTCCGTCCGGAGATTAGTCACTTCACCCAGCAGGCTAGTGTTCTCAGACTTAAAGGTCTCGGCAGAGGCCGTTGCTTTTGTCAAGTCAGACTCAAGAACTGCAACTCGTGCCTTGAGAACATCGTTCTCGGCCTTCAGTTGTTCAAGTTCCATTCCCTGATCCTGTTCAAAGAAAGTTTTCGTTGTGGCTGGACTAAAGACCACATCGACGGTAACTACCTGCTCGATGCATTCCACAGTCTGCCGATCCTTGCTCATTTTGCACATCGCAACATGAGACATTCCGATGTTCTTACGCTTGTTTTTAGCAAGGGTCAGTAAGTCAACTCCACAATCGATGGCACTTTCGATTGCGATGTCTCCGTACGGCTTGCCTTCAACAAGGCGAACATTTTGGATGAACCCAGCAACGTCCCTGATCTTGCGATTCATGGGTTTATCGCTGTGGTCAATGCAGACAGCCTTACCTTCGTAAAGGCTGACCACATGGTCTTGGTTCTTGAAACAGCTTGGCGGGTACTTGTACCCATTTTTCGATTCGTTGCCGCAGAGTAATACATTCTTGATTACTCTACTTTCAGAATCTACTTCAACTGATTCAAGATTCAGTTCAAGTTCAGAAATGAGTTTCTGACATTTCATTGAACATCCTCTTTTGTGTTAGTAGACCACTTGATTACCTAGTAACTATTTTTCCTATGCAAAACAGATATGAATACTCTATCTACATAAAAGAGTATTGACATCTACTTTGTATTACTTATCTATGTACTTCAGTTATGTAATCATGTATTGTATGTATGTAATATACATACCCATTTTACAGTACTACCTTACATAAATGATTCTACATTACTTATCTTATCTATCTATTGTATTACATACAATGATAGATATCGTAACCAATTACGAACGAAGTGAGTAATTGGTTACTGGTCTACAGTAACAACAAAAAAGAATTCTCCCTGTCAAACTTACTCGTCCAATATCTAACATTACTTCGTAATGTTAGATATTGTCCTTGTAAGTTTGTATTGTACAAGTATTACATAGTAATACTTGTACTAAGTATATCTATCTATCTAAGAATCGAGTGTACACGCAAGATGACATGCTTTCGCGGGAAGTCAAGAACCGGTGTTCGAGGAAATCTCACCAAGATGTGGTCAGGATTGACATAACCCTATAGACCACATGAGGATAAAATCTTTCAGAAATTCTTGGAGGGGTAACCCACTGTGGTCTACCAGGGTACTGGAAAGCGACCTTCCTGCCGGACTGGTCAGAAATTGTACCTAAGCCCACCTTCCAAAACCCCACCAAATCGCACAGGATCGCTCAGGAAGCCATTGGGAGGGTCGGGTAATGGTTAGACACGTCCCGCTCAATTTGGAGGCTTCCTAGAGCGTTTTAGAGCGTCTGACAGGTGTAAGATACCTTTCAAGGTTGCCAAGGTGGTCAAGATCACCAGCACTACCAGCCAAGTATTTTGGATTTGCCTGACCACAGGTCTTGACAGGTGGTTTGAAGGATGTGTATCATTCGCTTTCGGTACACGGCAGTCCGGTACAGGTCAATCTGGGACGGTTGACAGGTCCGTTCTGACTTGGTATCATTCGCAAACTGGCTTCGGCCAGCGAACCTTGTCGATGGTGGTGCGATAACTGGTGACTAGCCAGCGTGTAGCAAATCGATCTGTGCATGGCTGAGCAGCACGAACTGGAGCATGACCAGTCTTTCCTGTCTACTCTCCCAGACAGTCAATCAGCCAAGGGAGTTCGAACACATGGGGTGTGAGAATGTCACGGATCGGAAAAATCATCATTGAGCGACTTCAGGCGTTCTCGGATACCTTAGAGGCAGGAACTGTTACTTCAAAGACAGGAGGGTCCGGGATGGAAATTGAACTCTATGGGCATCTTTGTCCAGTGATGCCGAAGGATGTGCGTCTTGCTGCCTACCTGTTCAGCACTGGGTGCATTAACCCACCCACTGTAGGGTATACATTCACACTCATCCAAGTCCTTCTTCACGGATAACACAAATGACCAAAGACAAACTCAAACAACTTGTTGATGCTGGCATCATTGATGCAATCATCAATGACAAACCGATGCAGTACCGCCTCGAAGGTGGTGCATGGTTTGATTTCGAGGGTATGCCAGATTTAGATACTGACAATGTTGAGTATCGGGTAAGGCCGAAGTTGAATCAGCCACGTGTAGTTCGGTACGGCGACTACACAGAGGATGAACGTGAGAAGATTGGTACATTCATTGTAGTTCGTAGTGACGGCACGTGCTATGAAGACTACTACCGAGACTGGACAATCAATGACAGTGACACCATTTTGGTTATGCGAGATTAAATCAAATGATTGCAGAAGTTATCATCAGCGAAGGTATTCGCTCTGACCACAGGACCAGTAAACTAGATCGAGAGATCAGAAGACTTCTACAACAGGAAGTCCTAGATGATGCAGATCGGTTTAACTGGTTCTACCTCACATCACAGCAGGAAGACTACGATGCCTACAATGGAGCACGGTTCTAGCAGCCGACTTGTCGATGATCCTATCAAGATGCTCATGGCGGGCATCCTGAAGAACGCATCAGATGACATTGACCGGTTCGCTGAGAATGCAGACAAGGACTACTTCTCTAACACCAAGCCTTCTCAGAAGTGCGTGAGAGAGTTCCTTAGACCTGTGGTCAATGTTATCGAATGGCTGGCTTCTGCTGATGATACTTCAGCAACCCTGATTACATTCAACAACGCCTGTGAGATGCTCGGACTGAATCCAGAAGCAACACAGGAAATGTTCATTCGCAAACTACGGAAACTGCCCAATGCAGGACGTACTACAATCCATCGATACATCTCCGCTCTACTTTCAAATCGGGACGAGTACCGGTTCTATAATCTCTCTCGTAGGCGGTCGAATGAAGATGGCAATCGCTGATGTGGCTTATAGCCTCAGCAATGTCAATAGCTTCAACGGTCATCTAGGACAGTACAGTACCGCTCAGCATTCATGCCTAGTCAGTGACCTCCTTGGAGGCTCTTACTGTGGTCTAATGCACGATGGGCATGAAGCAATCTGTGGCGACGTTAGTACACCAGTCAAGAATGCACTGAACCTACTAGGCAATGGTGTATGGCGTGAGTTCGAGAACGCTATTGCTAAACGGTTCTGCCACTACTGGGGGGTAACATTCCCGTTCCCAGAAGAAGTGCATAAGGCAGACCACCTGTCCCGTCGCATTGAAGTAGCATCTCTGGCGTCTAATGAGATGAAAACTTCGTTGCGTAAGTTGGGGCTTGAGCCATTGTACAATGAATGGATGATCCAGGAAGTCTGGACTCCAGACAGAGCCTTTAATGAGTTCATGGATCGCTTTAACAAACTAGGACCAACTGGGAGAGTTCGATGATCGAATTGTACAACGCAGACTGTCTGATTAAGATGGCGGATATCCCAGACGGATCGGTTGATATGGTCCTTGCTGATCCGCCTTATGGGACCACAGCCTGTAAGTGGGATTCGGTAATACCGTTTGAACCCATGTGGACTCATTTGAAGCGTATCACTAAACCGCGATCAGCTATCGTTATGACGGCTAGTCAGCCGTTCACTTCTGCGCTGATTATGAGCAACACTGGAATGTTTAAGTATTGTTGGGTGTGGCAAAAAAGCAGGTCAACGGGATTTCAGGACGTTCGCCATAGGCCGCTAAAAGAGCATGAGGATGTTTGTGTGTTTTCTAGTGCTGGCTGTTCGACTGGAAGTAAGCCGCCTATGTTGTACAATCCGCAAGGTTTGGTTGAATGTGATAAAACCCGCTCTCTTCGGAGAGCGGGTGGTTTCTTTCGCTCGGACTGTGCAAAAGGCGGGCGGCAAACACACACCAACTGGCCGAAGTCTGTGTTGCAATTTGGCTCAGAAGGTAAAGCAACACACCCAACTCAGAAACCCACAACTCTCATGGAGTATCTAATCAAGACTTACACCAACGAAGGGGATACAGTCCTTGATTTCACTATGGGTAGTGGAACAACTGGAGTAGCATGTAAGCGTCTTGGTCGCTCCTTCATTGGGATTGAGAAGGATGAGAAGTATTTTGCAATCGCAAAGGAAAGGATCGACAATGCAGTCTGTGATTGATCTAATAGCCATTCATGGAAAATTAGGAACAGGCAAGGACACACTGGCCTCGTTCCTTACTGAACACACTCCGTACAGTTTTGCTGATCCACTGCGTAAAGGTCTGTTGGCACTTGATCCTTGGATTCCTACAGACGATGGTAGACGTAGGCTCTCAGATGTGGTCAGTACGGAAGGTTGGGATGAGGCTAAGAAGAACCCAGAAGTCCGACGACTGATGCAGGCGTACGGCACAGAGGCTGGCAGAGACATCCACGGCAAGGACTGCTGGGTTAAGTTGGCCGAAAAGTTTGTAGACAATCACGATAAGGTCGTCATTCGTGATGTACGCTTCCAGAATGAAGTCGATGCAATCTATGCTTGGGAGTTTACTAAGCCTAAACTGAAGAACAAGGTTGCACTTGTTAAAATGGTAGGTGAGAGTAGACGGGAGCATACTCAGGAAGCTACCAAGCATGCAAGTGAGCAAGACCTGCCGGACTACCTGTTCGACTATCTAGTTTTCAACGAGGGTACGCTAGACGATCTGCGATGGGCTGCATGTTACATTGCGGAACGCAAGCCGCCTAAGCGACAACTGAAACTCATCTGCCACTCACGAACCGTAACTGGAGTCACTGAATGAGCGTCCCTATCCACCGCTACGCTGTAGACAACGGTACAGTCGTTGTAATGGACAGGAAGTTTATCGATGCTTGGAATAGGTGTAACGAGGCGTTCGCTGCGTGGCGTGAGTCTGTTACTGCTAGATTGACATGGGAAACTAAACCTGCCAAGTCTAGCGGCGTCTTTGGGGAATTCAGGAAACAGGATTAACACATGAAACTTCACGAAGCTGTAGTGTTGCACGGAAGCAAGCGAGCAGCCGCAAAGGCATTGGGTATTCCTTGGACCACATTCAGGCGGCAGTACAAGGATGAGGTCAGTGCTCCTGAAGTACCGGTTAGCCAATCTACAAACGAACTGGATGCTGCTGTACTCGCTGCTGGCTTTGATCTGGGAGACATTACCGGTGCATGGTTGAAGTCAAAGACCGGTACGGTTCAGGTAAAGAAGCGACCACAGACCACAACACTCAGTGAAGACTTCGTTACGCTGCTGGAGAAGGCACGCACCCATGTGGTCAACAAGCCACAACATGAATCAGCAGACTGCATGCTGGTCGTGTCGATCCATGATGTTCACTTTGCAAAGTTGTCCTACAACCGCGAGACCGGAAGTGACTACGATCCGAAGATTGCTGCGGCACTTTACAAAGATGCTGTTAATGATGCTTTGAAGTTCTTCAACCCTGCACGTATTAAGCACATTGTCTTCCCAATCGGATCAGACTTGCTGCACACGGACAACATGCAGGGGACTACTACTTCCGGGACGCCTGTCGAATCGACTGACACTCGGTTCCACCACGTCTTCGACATTGCGATGGCTGCTGTGATTGCTGGTCTTGAGGATTGCATCTCAATCGCTGATGTCTATGCTCCGGTTGTTCCTGGCAACCATGACTACTGCTCTAGCATCTTGCTGGCTAAGGCAGTCAAGCAGTACTTCAAAGATGATCCACGGATTGTCATTGATGACGATGAGATTTCACGCAAGTACTACCACTGGGGCAAGAACCTGCTGTGCTTCTCTCACAGGTTCACCAAGCTGGACAAGGCTCCTGTTATCATGGCGACAGAGGCACCACAGCAGTGGGCTAATAGCATCACGCGAGAGGTTCATACAGGACACCTGCACACCCAGCGGGCTAAAGAACACTACAACTACTACGAAACTGCTGGTGTTGTTGTCCGCATCTTGCCATCACTGTCTGCAACAGATCGTTGGCATTTTGATTCTGGGTTTGTGGGATCAGCACGAGCAGCGGAGTCCCATCTGTATTCGTTTACAGAGGGGTACATCGGAAGCCATTTGTCGAAGGTGAGGAACTAATGCCAAGAGAATTAGTCGTTGTCGTTATCTGTTGCATCTTGTTGGTTGTGTCCGGTGGTGTAATCGGTTGTGCTGCTGGCTCCCATCTGTGCGGAGCGGATTGGCAAAAAGCAGCAGTGGAAGTGGGTGTTGCTGAATGGCGTGTCGATCCAAAGACAGGTGAGACAGAGTTTGTCTGGATTAAGTGTCAGGAGGTTGGTCTATAATGGATAAGAGTGAAGTCTCGGACATTGTTGGTACACTGACTGACGAAGAGTGTCGTTCGTTATGCCGGGCTGTTCTGACGTGGCAATTATCAGAACAGAAAGGTTATGGGGACATTAGGTTCCGTGAGGATGACGACAACGGCTTCGACATCTACTGGGAATCTTGTGGGGAGTCCTTGATCTATGGCTGATACTAAAGAACCTGACGACTATACCGGAACCGAGACCGCTGACGAACGGCAAAAAATTGAAGAAATAGTTAAGAACGGTCTAGCCCAGTGCTACCGCCGTGAGACAATCATTAAGTTGATTGTGGAGTACTGCCCAAGAGTAAGTAGGGCAACTGCGAATGGTTGGATAAGCCGTATCCTGAAAAGCATTGCTCGATCTGATGCTAAGCTACTGACAGACGTAAACATCAATCGTGGTCTGTATCTGCTAAGACTTGAGCAAGCATACGCAATGGCTGTTGAACGTGGTGACATCAAGACAGCCATCACTGCTGCCTCTGCGATTGCTGAAGCACAAGGGCTAAAGGCGACCACAGGAACTGCTGGTCGTAAACTTGTTCAGAACAATGTGGACAAGTCTACTACTAACATCCTGCATGTCACACCCGAAAGCCTGGAAGACCTTAACGAACTGTCTGATGCTCAGATCACACAGGCACTCAATCGCAAGGAAGTCAC